CTCAAAAGATAGGAAATGTTTCGTTTTCTTTAACTTCGGCAATTTTGCCGAGCTCCTAGAGGAGTTTACATGCCTTCTATGGCAAGTCTCACCGTCAAGAAAGCCGACGGTACAACCGATATCACGTTTGATGCCATATCTTCAAGCGGGGGTGATACCTCGCCTCCTGTTTGGCGTCAAGATACCGGAAATACCGCTGGTCTTCCTGTCGGTCTTCGCGCTACGGTCAAGCTGTCGAGCAAGTGGAACGGTCCGAAGACGGCCCGGCAACTCAGCTATGAAGCTGTGTTTCCTTACGCTGTTCTTTCGAACGACACTGGCTTGTATAGTGCCAAGGACCGCGTTGTTGCGACCGGCATTATCACGATGCCCCAGGGGATTCCAGGCACTAACCTCAATGAGGCTGCCTATCAAATCCTGAACGTCCTTGCTTCGTCGCTCGTTAAGAGCTCCGTTGCTTCGGGCTACGCTCCCACCTAACTTGGCGAGAGCCTGGAGATTCGTGTATGTCGCTGTCTACTTCGACGCGCTTCCTCCTCAAAGTTCTTGAGGATCTGAATACCCCGATTTCTTTATCTTTAGCCATACGGCTTAGGTATAATGATGTCAGGGGGATCTTAGCATATTCTGCGGATCCACGTTCCTATGTATCACCCGAAAAATACTTCCGAGATGTTCAGGCTATTTCTCTTTTTAAGAAGAGACGTGACCTTTCCTTCAAGGATGTCGATCTGCGTGCTGCCACTCTTGAAAAGTGGTGGTCCGCAGAACGCGAGTGCTACAAATCCAATGAGAGACTCTCCCGATTCTTCTTCCCCAATACCCTAGGGGATCAGGAGTTGGTGATCTATGGAATCATCCAGAAGGTCAGAAAAAAGATTCTCTCGTGGATTGGTCCCAAGCCACCTTCCCTGGATCATATCCAAGGTCGGTTTGGGCCAGGTTCAACGTTTTCAGATAGGGGCCGCTTGGCTACGGTGCCCGATAAAATGAGTTCGACACCCACTCTAACTGGTGGTGCTTTCTGGTATCTCCTCCCCTTCCTTCAAACGAAGTGGGGGCAGGTCAACCAGGAGCAACGCCGAGGAGTCAGTCAAGTTCGTGGAAATCGTTTCCACGTCGTCCCGAAGACCGCTCTGATTGGTAGACCGATAGCGATTGAACCCGCTATCAATGTCTTCTTTCAACTCGGTTTAGGAACATCCCTTCGCCGCCGCCTTCAGAAAGCGACCGGTTGGGATCTTGACCATTCGTCAGAAATCCATCGTCGTCTTGTTCGCGAGAACTCGATTACGGGAGATCTTTGTACGATTGACCTCTCATCAGCTAGCGATACCGTGTGTTATGAGCTGGTTAGACTCATAATGCCGCCCATGTGGTTCAGAGAGCTAGATGCTCTCCGTTCCCCATTTACCTTAATCGGTAAAAATTGGGTCAAGCTTGAGAAATTCTCGAGCATGGGTAACGGTTTCACTTTCGAGCTTGAAACCCTGATCTTCGCCGCTATTCTTTCGGTCTTACTGGAAGAAGAGGGTGCTTCAGGACTGCTTGGCCATGATCTTTTCGTCTTCGGTGACGACATTATCATTCCGACAGTTCATGCCCGAAGTGCGATCGCGTCTCTCAAGTTCTTTGGCTTCTCAGTTAATTCCGAGAAGACTTATCTTGGTGACGTTCCTTTTCGCGAGTCTTGTGGCGCTGACTTCTTCGATGGAGTCGACGTCCGCCCGGTTTACTTAAAGGATGCCATCAATGAACCTGCGAGACTTATTCCATGGATCAACTCTGTTCGCCTTCTATATAAGAAGCTGGATTCGTTCGGTAAGGCCTCTAGTTATAGTGGGTGGTATCATCTTCTTGATGAACTACCTGCTCAACTTAAGGCCTGTCGCGGACCTTCAGATCTTGGTGACGTGGTCATTCATGACGACGCCGCTAGATGGCGTTTTAAGTGGAGATCTACTGGAATTAGGTACTTTCGTGCTGTTCTCCCTGTGACAAAAAGTCTTTCTTGGTCACATTGGCACAGCTCGGTCGTACTAGCTAGCGCACTCTATGGTGTTGGTGAGGGTAAACCTCACCCATTCACTGGCGGTAATGTCGGGGTTATCCCGCGTGATCCTCCTATGAGCTATAGAGTTGGTTGGGTACCTTTCTCCTAAGGTGACTTAGTAGGAAGGCTCTAAGGGAAACAACCTTTAG